CCGACGCGCGACGTGAGCAGTTCGCGGCAGCTGTGACGCCACGCGGCGACGGCGCGAGGCCGTCGACCGGACCAACAACGGCGGAGGACGCGTTCCTCTCAGTGTTCAAACACTGATCAGCCAAACATGAGGTAATTTTCAATGCCTATGCAAACTTATGCAACAGACACCCCGCGAATTGGCAAGTTCAAGGGCCAGATCCTTAAACACGCCGAGCCGCTTGAAATCCTCGGCAAGCTGGGTCGCCAGATCCAAATGCCGAAGAACAACTCGGACACGATCGTTTGCCGGCGCTGGCTCCCCTATGGCGCGACGGCGACAAACGCCAATACGCAGAATCGGTTCTATCAGGACGGAACCGGCGATCGCGGCAATGCGATCGTGGCCGCGAACCAGATCAGCGAAGGCGTGACGCCAGCCCCGGACAGCATCGCCGCGGTCGACATCACCGTCGTCCTGGTCGAGTACGGTTGCCTGTACGGGGTGACCGACAAGACCGCCGACCTCTATGAAGACGACGTCCCGCAAGCGATGATCGAGCAGGTTGGCGAGCGGATCACGTTCGTTAACGAGATGATCATCTATGGCGCGTTGCGGGCCTGTACGAACCAGTATTTCGGCGGCGCTGGGACCTCGATCGCTACGGTCAATGGCACGATCACACTGGCCCTGATTCGCAAGATCGTGAAGAACCTCCAGGCGAACCACGGCAAGCAGGTCAACAAGATGCTGGGCGCGAGCCCCAACTTCGGCACGACGCCGGTCGAGGGCGGCTATACGGTTATTGGTCATACCGATCTTGAACCGGATATCCGCGAGCTGCCGAATTTCACGCCAACATCGCAGTACGCATCGGGTCAGCCGCTTCAGAACGAAATCGGAATGTGCGAGCGGTTCCGGTTTCTGCTGTCGCCCGACCTGCCGTCGATCGAGGACGCCGGTGCTGCCATTGGGGCAACCGGGCTCTACTCCACCACCGGCACCAACATCGATGTCTATCCGTTCATCGTCACGGCCCAGGATGCATGGGGCCAGGTGGCGTTGCGCGGCCGCCAAAGCCTTGACCCCACCTACCTCGCGCCGGGGAGCAAGGAGAAGTCTGATCCGTTGGGGCAGCGTGGCTACATCGGATCGAAATGGTGGAAAGCCGTAATGATCGAGAATCAGGGCTGGATGGCGATCGGCAACGTCGGCGTCAGAAACCTGTAAAGGAGAACTCCGATGCTGGCCTCGATGACAAACTACCTCGCCGCGATCTCGGAGAATAATTTTCGCCGCGCGGTTCGCCGCGTCTCGGAGCCCTCGATCGACAGGCTCTCGTCTCAGCCGCTTATTACCGCCGGCCTCGTGATCAAAGCCGGCGGTTCGGCTCTGGCAAAAACCGGATCCGCTGATTTCTATGCCGTTGCCGGCGGCGTTTTGGTGAAGATCGCGGCGTCGACGGACATGCCGGCGCTGACCGGGATTAACATCAGCGCCGGCAACTTCAGCGCGGCTTGTTTCTTCGTCGACTCAGCCGGGGTCGTGACGGTCGCCGGTGGAACGCAGGGCGCCACACTTGGCGCCGTCGGGTTCCCTCAGTTCCCGGTGAAGAAGGCGTTGGTCGGCTTTCTGATCATCACTTACGCCAGCGCGTTCACCGGCGGCACGACCGCGCTCGATACCGCGACCACCGTCTATGTCAGCCCCCTGGGTCCCTGCGACCCCACCGCGCTGATCTGAAAGGACCCATCCCATGCCCACCAACAACAACGCGCTGACCGGTATCACCCTCAATCTCGCGAGCGCGGGATTTGTCGCCGGAACCACCAGCACTTACACCACCACCGTGACCACGGCCGGCCTGATCAATGGCAAGTTCATTACGACGCTTGGCGCTCAGACCAATACGGCCAGTCCGACCACGGATGCGAACACTGGCCTGGCGTTCGTCGCGCTCCAGCCAAACCAGTGTTGCGTGCTGCTTTGGGGCACGAACGCCGCCGGCGCGATCAAGCTGTGCCAGGGCCCGATCCTGGCCACGCTCGTCGGCGTCACCACGACCGTTGGCGCGCTGCTGAACGACCCGCAGTTCCCGTCAATGCCGGATGACTTCTGCCCCATGGCCTACACTGTCGTCCGCACCGCCCCGTCCGCCGCGGCCTGGACGCCTGGGACGGGGACCTGGACCGCATCCGGCGTGTCTGCGACCACGTTCGCCAATATCGGCCAACTGCCGAACCGCCCGCAGGCGAGTTAAGGGAAGGGTGTCGCGGGGTGGCGGCTAATCCTCGCGGGTTTCAGGGTTTCAACCTGGATGAGCTTTCACATTGGCAGATTACTCTGCCCCGCCCGGCGCTGGTGACCGGTACCCGCGACACCCCTCCATAACCCATGTCCATCCGCACTCGCAAGCGCCGCGAGCAAGCCAGGAGTCACCCCATGCCCCGCGAACTGAACACCGGCGATGTCCGGATCGAACAAAAGCCCCCGGTCGACCCGGACGATTACGACGGCGATGTCGTGCTGGTTGATCCGGCCCTGGCCACGAAAGAGTATGCCGCCGCGCTTGCCTTCATGGACGAGCCCGTCCTGATTCGACTCCAGCCGAGCGCGGACAAGAACGCGGCGCAGAAATTTCCGATCTGGGTCAATGGTAAGGGCGCCGAGGCGCTGACCCGAAGCGGGAAGTGGATGGAGATTAAGCATCTCCCCGTCGGCGTCGAACTGACCGTGAAGCGCAAATACCTGGAGATCATTTTACGGACCAAGATCGACACGATTCAGCACAATGCCCCGCATCCGAGCGAACCCGACATCGATCAGAAGAACCTGGTCAGTCGGTTCACATCGCCGGTCCATATGTGCTCGATCCTGCAGGACAGTGAGCGCGGCCACGTCTGGGCGACGGAAATGCTCAGGCGCAATTATTAGCTACCCGTCATGAGCGTTCAAAACCCCAGAACATTCCTGGACCTTTGCCAGCGCGCCGCGATCGAATGTGGCGTGGCTGGAACGATGACCACGACGGCGAATCAGATCGGAAGCCTGGGCCGGATCGTGAACTGGGTCAGCGATGCCTGGACCGATGTCCAGATGGGCCACGACGATTGGGAATGGATGCGTTCCAGCAACCTCCTTGGCGCCGGCATTTCGTTCGCGACAGTCCTTGGACAGATGAGTTATCCGCTTGGCGCGGGCGCGGGAACCGTCGGTGTGGCGGTCGATACCTTCGGTAAATGGGACCGCCCGACGTTCCGTGTCCAGACGACGTCCGCTGGCGTGGGAAGTCAGAGCTATCTCGCCGATATCCCGTTCGATGCGTGGCGCAACGGATACATGTTCGGCGCGCAGCAAACCGCGCTATCCCGCCCCGTCGTCAGCGCGATTGGGCCGGATCAGTCGATCAACGTTGGGCCGCCCCCCATCGCTGGTCTCACCATCACCGGTGATTACTGGGTCGCGCCATCGGAAATGGTGAACGATACGGATGTCCCGGTGGGATTGCCGACGCGGTTCACGATGCTGATCTGTTACGCGGCAATGATCAAGTACTCGGGCTATGAGGCGGCAACTGAAGTTTTTGACCGCGGCACACGAGAGTACAAAGGGATGTATGCTCAATTACAGGCCGTCCGCGCGCCTCGGATCAGCTGGGGCGGCGCGCTCGCATGACCGAACGTGAAGAAATCTTCCGCGCCATCCAGCAATGCCTCGCCGGACACTCGGAACGCGATGGCATCGGCGCCCTGGTCTCTTCCCTCGTCGTGGCGATCGGTGTGTCGTGCGAGAGTCTTGCCCAGGCCCGGAGGATCATCAACGATCTGCCCGCCGAGATGGCCCCGGCCCTGATCGGCGACTGGGAGAAGTTCCGCCGGCACCGCGCCAAGGCGCAGTTGCGGGCCGATGTTGAAGGCCACGCATGAACGCCGTCTCCAAACAACAATGGCCAAAAGTCCAGTATTCTTTGACCCAGTTGGGGGGCGGCGTCACGCCGGCCGGCCAGTCCTATCCCGGCGGCCTCGACCTCACCACCCCCTCACTCCGGCTCCAGGCCGGCACGCTGCGGGACTCGATCAACTTCGAATGCGCCCAGTCCGGCGGATACGCCAGGATCGAGGGATACGAACGGCTGGACGGTCATGCCGCGCCCAGCTCCGCGACATGGACGCTCGTGCAGGTCGCATCCTTTGTGAACGTGCCCGTGCCGGGCCTGACAGTGACCCAGGTTTCCACCGGCGCCAGAGGCACCATCGTCGCCTTCGTGACGGGCGGGGCGACGCCCTACATCGCGCTGACGGCGGTTGCCGGCGGTTTCGACCACTCCGGCGCGCTGAACATGACGACAGGGGGCGGCCCGATCCTGCTCGGCTTCGCCACCGCGCCCACCGTCATTCCCGATACAAAAACGCGCGCGATCTATACAGCCGCCGCCGCCGACTATTACCGCACTCTGATCAACGCGGTTCCGGGGTCGGGCCCACTCCTTGGCGTCGTGGGCATGGTGTTCAACGGGGTGGACAATGTCTACGCGTTCCGCGCCAACGGCCCCGGCACGGCGGTCAATCTCTTCAAGGCGACGCCTGGGGGATGGTCGTTTCTGCCGCTTTACAATCTTGTCAGCTTTACCGCCGGCACCGGCACCATCCCGCTGGACGGGGGAACCCTCACGCAAGGCGGCGTCACCGCCACGATCAAGCGGGTGATGTGGCAGTCGGGCGCATGGGCCGGGTCCGCTGTTGGTCAATTCGTCGTCACCAATCCCACCGGCGGCGATTTCGCGGCCGGTGCCGCCACAACCACCGGCGGTGGATCGTTGACCCTTGCCGGCGCCCAGGCCGCGATCACGATGGCGCCGGGCGGCCGGTTTGAGTTCGAGAAGTGCAACTTCTCCGGTCAGCTGATCACCCGCCGGATCTACGGGTGCGACGGCGTCAATCCGTGCTTCGAGTTCGACGGCGAGACTCTGGCACCGATCAAGACGGGCCTCGCGCCCGACGCACCAAGCCATATCCGATTTCACAAGAATTTCCTGTTTGTCGCTCAGGCGAGTTCACTTTCTTATTGCGGCGCCGGCACTCCGTTCAAATGGAGCGCGGTGGACGGCGGGGGAGAGATCGCGACCGGCGATACCGTCAATGGAATGATCACCCTGCCGGGCAGTCAGACCACCGCGACCATGGCCGTCTTCCTGCGCGGCAACACGGCGTTTCTGTATGGCACCGATCCGACCACGTTCAACTTCGTCACGTTCAATACCAACATCGGCGCGCTGCCGTACAGCACGCAAAATCTGTTCGACACGTTCTTCCTTGATGCGCTCGGTGTCGTCACGCTGAAGACCACGCTGAACTGGGGTAATTTCCTACCGACCACGCTGACCAAGAGTATCCTGCCGTTCATCGTCCAGGAGCGAACAAAGCTGACGGCGTCCTCCATAAACCGGGCAAAAAGCCAGTATCGGTTGTTTTTCAATGACGGATACGCGCTCTATTGCACGACGATCAACCAGCAATATATGGGCGCGACGCCGCAACTCTTCCCCAATCCCGTCTATTGCGTTGATGAAACCAGCCTCGCCGATGGCACCGAGGCCACCTATTTCGGGTCGGCGGATGGATTGGGCTACGTCTATCAACTCGACAAAGGCACGAGTTTTGATGGGGCCGCGATCAACGCTTACATCACGACGGCCTGGGACCCGGTGAAGTCGCCTCGCATCCTGAAACGTTTCCGCGCAAGCTCGATCGAGGTGCAGGGCGGCGGGTACGCGGAGATCCAGTACGGCTACCTGCTCGGCTACGGCAACACCCAGATCGGACAGCCCGTCCCCGTCACCGCGCCGCTCAATCTCGGCAACCAATCGCGCTGGGACGCGCTTACGTGGGATGAGTTCATCTGGGACGGGGTCGGGCTGCAACCGACAGACGTTGATGTCACCGGCACCGCGGAAAACATCCAGGTCACGATCGCGTCCGGGACGAACTACATCCCGGCCTACACCGCTAATTCAGTGATTCATCATTACAGTGTGAGAAGGGGTATGCGGGTTTGACGTATAGAACAATCCACTGCCGCAAATGCGGCCTTGATCTATCGACCCACGCATTCGGCGCTAAGCAGGTCAAGCCAGCAACAAAGATAGCTCGGTGCAAGAAGTGTCAAACGCAGTGTGCGCGACAATGGAATTTGGCTCACCCTGATCGCGTCAAGAAAAGCAAATCGACGCATGCGCCAAGGGCAAAAATAAAAAGCGCGGAATGGCGCAAGAGAAACCCCGATTATATGACACAATACATGATTGCATGGAGGAACAACAATCGTGCTGCCGTTAACTGTGCGGCGACGAAAAGACGCGGCGTAAGCTGTGCGAAAATAGAACTTCGGGGAAGCCGAATGGCAGGGTGGGCGGACAGAGAAGCTATCAAAGAGATTTACGCGCGGGCTCGCCAACTCACCAAAGAAACGGGCATTCCGTATCACGTAGATCATGTGATCCCATTGAAGGCAAAAAATGTTTGCGGCCTTCATGTAGAAAACAATTTGCAGATACTAACTGCGAGCATTAATCGGAGAAAGGGCAACACGCTTCAGGAGGCGTGCTATCAACCCGTTCTATAATCCTTCCGGTAATCCAACCCCCGGCTCCAGCGGCCTGTCGTCGCTGGTCCGCGCCGAATTCGCCAACATAGCGGCCGGCTTCGCGCTGCTGCCGACGCTGGCCGGGAATGCTAACGGGGTCGTGGTGGTCAATTCGACCGGGACCGGACTGACCGTGTCGCCGGTGGCGTTCCCCGGACCGACAGGACCGTTCCTGTCGCTGGGCGGAGGCACCGTCACCGGACCGACGACGTTCAGCAACGCCGGGACGGGGCTGACGGTTTCGAACAACGCGCTTGTTGGCGGGACGCTCGGGGTGACGGGCGCGGCGACGGTTGGTGGGACGCTCAACGTTGGCACCCTGATGAATGTAGGGGTTGGCGCGGCGTCGGGCTCCGATTTCGTCATCCTGGGGCCGACCGGGAACAAGATCAGACTGGTACCGCAGGGTAATAAGACGATTGAGCTATATGGGAAGGCGACGGCGCAGGGGCTTAATGTCAATCCGATCACATTTCCGATTGATCCCAGCACTCACACCGTCGTTCCGGTGACGATAATCGAAACGATCGTTGGCGGTACGTTTCAGGATGCTGGGGTCACTAGCTGGAATAGTATTACGGTCGCATCTGACACCGGAACGGCTACCGGAGCTAAGGCCATTTTAACGGATTTAGGCCTCGTTCATAATTTTGGCGGAGCTGGATTTCAGGGCGGCCGGCAACCGCTGACAATCAGCATGGTACAGCAAGGGCCGGTTGCGGGAACCCCCGGCGTCTTCGCGAACATCATCACAGGCCTGGGAATTGGCATAACGTTGAACAACACCTTTGGCGGGGCCGGTGTTACACCGACCACCTCCGCCGGATTTGTCTCGCTTATCAATCCCTACCTCGTGTTCGCCTCGGGGTTCACCAATGGCGGCGGCGGCTCCATCACGGAGATGGATTATTCTCGCCAAGCGGGCTCGTCGTTCGTGGACTTCATCGGTCTTTTCATGACTACGGGTGATCCCCTTGACGCCGTCCAGGGCGCGCGCGACGACTTTGGCATGGCCTTTGGTCGCGCGAGTGTGGCCGGTACCAACCTGGGGCTAAAGGCGCAATTTAGCACTGGAGCCTCTTCGGGGTATTCCGGGGTCGCCACAAACGGCGCCCTTTGGGTCCTCACTCCGAACCTTGGGATCGGAACCATCACGGTTGACAAAGGGCTGTCCTGGGCCAACGGCACGTTCACGACGTCGGCGATCGAGACCCCAGGGTTCCTGCTCGATGGTTCCGGCAACGTGAAGGGTTTAACGTTCAGGGTCGGCTCTAATCAGGTCGTCGGGGCGCGGCAGACCGGATGGACCGCGATGACCGGAACGCCGAACATCGCGGCGGTTTACGATACGTCGACCGTTACGCTGGCTCAACTCGCGGGTCGCGTCATGGCATTGCAGGTCGGGCTTACGACGCATGGGCTGATCGGAACATGATTCTCCAGCGCGCGTCCAAAGTTCGCCAGGACGCGATCCCACATCGGATAATCTGCGAGCATCGCGGCCAGCGGCTCAGTCAACCGCGGCATTTCGGCGACCCACACGCCGGGCCAACATGTGTCGCGAACTTCTCCGGTGCCATCTTTATCTTTAACCACGATCAGCATGCGGGACGGCCCGCGTCGTCTGATAGCGGTGACCAGGGGTTCGACGTCATCGATGCTTTTCAGTTCACCCGAAGAATAGACGAGAACACCGGCGCCAACTCGCAGACGGTCGAGAAACTTATGTGCCTGCCATTTCATCCGAGGACGCGCCGAATTGGCCGCCTCCTGGGCAGTCATCACGGCGACATCGGTTTCGACGTGGAACCCCAGATCGAACATCTGACACGTCAGCGCCCAGCGCCGCCGCTCAAGATGAACGGGGGATGGTTCGGGGTCTCCGGTCATGAATTCCGCGAGCCCGAAGAACGATGTTTCGATTGCGCGCACCAGACCCGCCATCGGACCGCCGCCCCAACGAAGCAGGCTGACCGGCTCCAACCCCAGCCGACGCTGCACCAAGCCGAATTCACAGTTCCTCCCGATCGACTCACACACGCCGGCAACCGCGGCGACATTGATGGCTCTCTCGGCAGTCATTTCTCCGGACATTTGCCCTTCTCCTTCCTGGTTTCCCTCTTCACCGCCCGTAACAACACCGCCCTGACCCACTCCGAAACCGTCCACCCGGCACGTTCCGCCGCCGCCTCGATCTCGGCCCTTTCGTCCGGGCTGAACCGAACAT